GCTGCGTCCCGGTCTTTTTCGGCTTTGGCGAGGGCTGCGTTCTTCTCATCGAGCTGGTTCTGCAAGGTGTCCGTTTCCTCATGCAGCACGTCCAGAATTTTCTTGAGCTTGCCGCTGGTGTCGGTCGTTTCATCTTCCAGAATCGCCCGGAGAGTCTTGCGTTCGAGTGCCATGTGATCGTCCTTTCTGCCCTTGCTCGGGCTGCCATGCTTGGCAATAAGGTTTAATTTGCCGGACGTGCTGCCGGTGTGGTGCCGCTTGCAGGGGTCGAACCTGCAACTACCCGGTTATGAGCCAGGAGCACTGCCAGTTGTGCGAAAGCGGCATAAAAAAGCGGCTGACGCTGTGCGCCAACCGCTGAGTATTAATTTGATTTCTGAGAATCTACAATAATAACGCGATTCCCTTTTCCATACGCATTATCGCAAAGTTCCTGAAGATGTTCTCTTGCTTTCTGCATTTCAACAAAAAGAATCCGTTCTTTTGTCTCCTGCTGGTAATATGGAGAAAGGTCAACGCGTGGGTTGCTGTTCTGTTCAAACATTTCTTGAAGTTTTTTGAGGTCTTCAAACGTAAGTCCTTCAACCATAGCGGTGTAAACAATGTTATCCATGTTTTTTATCCACCTTTTCAAAAAGCTCGTCCAACGCTTCTTTTGCAAACTTTTCTTCTTTTGCGGCTGCAATCTCCGCAAATTTGTTCATTGTATGAAGATATGCACTCACAATTTCCAGTTCTTCCTTTGAAAGGTGCTCTCTAAGAACCTTATCCACTTTTACGGCGACTTTATAGGTTTCTTCATCGTCATAGTCGTAAATGCTCATGTTTAATCCTCCTTGTTCGCTTCTTCCACTGCGATCTCTCGAAGCTCATCAATGTGATCCTCCACCGCCGGGCGGAGGAATCCTTTGCCCTCGTTGGCTGCTCTCATACCCCGGGTAAAGTGCCACTTGCCGTTGAAGTCCTTCCAGACCCACGGCGTTTTGCGTCCGTTGCCCTTCTCGGCAAAGATGCCCGTACCCAGCTCCACATACACGCTGTAAAACAGATTGCTGCCGATAGTCACGGTCTTTTTTGCAAGGTCTACGGCATAGGTCAGGCTCTGCTTGAGTGCGCCGCCCACGTAGCCCTCAATGCCCGTGCTGTCTGCCGTGCCAGTAGGCACAAGCAGTTGGGCGTAGTCTTGCACTTTCATGCCCCAGATGATCAGCACCCGCTCTGCCCATGAGTCCAGCGCCTCATGCAACTGCGGGGTGTTGTCGGTGAATTTGATGTCGTAGTTAAAGTTCACGGCTTATCCCTCGGTTCTCGCTTTTTCTTTAAGATGCGACCGCACTCAGGGCAGAAATTCAGCGGCCCGGCCCGGTGAGTAATAACGCCGCGCACGCCCATGTGTTTCCGGTGCTTTTTGGTGATGAGGCTTACTTGGTAGGTGGTATATAAATCAGGATCATCTTTTGGCTCGTGTTCTTTCCACCACTTGAGCCGCTCGCAAAATTTGCAAGGCTTCTTCTCATCCATGCTTTGCAACCTCCTTCTTTCTCTTGCGCTCTTCCGCCCACCACATTTGCTCTTTCTCTTTGCCGCCCTTGGATTTATACCACTCGGTGTAATCCATGACGGGGGTGGTCTCTTTGGTCACATTGTCTCGCTGCATGGCGTTCTGCCGGGGATACTTGCCCAGCGCAGAGGACAGCACACAGCGGCAGTGGTAGACCATCTCCGGGGCGGCGTTTGGGTCGCCGGGGCGCTGAATCTCGTAACCCATGACCTTGAAAGGCTCGTCAAGCTCTGCCGTCTGCTGGTCAAGCAGGCGGTGCATTTCACGGGTGCGGTAGTCGTGGGTAGAGTTCCAGCGCTTTTTGACCTCGATGCCCAAAGCCTGGGCGTTGCGCATCTGCTGCAAAGCCCCGGCGTTTTGGGCGCTGGTAAGGGCTGTGATGGCGTTGTTCATGGCCCAGTGGATCTCCGTGTCTGCCATGCCGTTGACGGCCTGCACGGCGATGTCGTGGACGCTCTTGCCCTGCACGATGCCCTGCATGACGTAGCGGTTGAACACCCTGGCGTCATAGGTGCGGTTGCTCTCGCTCTTGATGCGCTTATTGGGCACCATGCGGGGGTTCTCTTTCAGCAGGAGTTTAACCGATTCGGTGTTGTACAGGGTCAGCCCGAACGTCACGCCTGCGGCCTGTTCCAGCTCGTAGAAAGCCCAGTTTGCGCCAAAGGAAAAGATGTTGTATTGCTCGTCCCGGGCTAGCTTGTAGGCCGTCTCTTGGGCTGTGGTGCAGGTCTGGGTAATGCCGTCCAGCTTGGCGCGCATCAAATCGGACTGAAAGACCTGATTTTGCAGCCAGATGCGGTAGTCGTCTTCGGCGATCTCGCCTGCATCCAGCTGCGCCCGTTTGCGCTCGTCCAGCGCTTTGTACTTTGCCAGAAACTCGGTCAGCTGCTCCTGCATCTCCCGGCGGGCAGTGCCGTACACCCGGAGGATGCGGCGGCGCAGGCGGTTCAGCTGGCGGGTAGAGATGCGGTCACGGTCATTAGCTTTCAAATCCATCAGCTACTCTCGAAACGTATTCACCCGCATTTTCGGAAGGAAATGCAAGCTTAAGGCTTCCGGGGATTGGCTCGCTGTCCAGCGGGTAAACGTCCATTTTATTCAATGCCGCCTCGGCTGCTTGGTTTTGGCTCTCGGCATGGACAAGTAAATATCCGCGCTGCTCCCACTTAATCGGAACTCGGTAAAGTGCCATCTTCGTTTCCCTCCTCTTTTTCAAACTGCGGTCGTCCAAACGCATCAATGCCGACCATCCGCACGTTTGGCCTTGCGACATCAATAGTCGTTCCCTGCAGCAGCTCAACAGCGGAAATGAACCGTTGCATAACATTTTCTGCTTCTTCTGACAGCTCGATTTCTATTTTCCCTTCCATCGGAATTTTAAGATTCGCCATTGTCTTCCTCCTCCTCGTCCGTGGTCTCTCTCGTTGCGCTCTCAGCCATCAGTGCGGCCTTGGCCTGCTCCTTTTGTTCCGGGGTCAGGTTGGGCAGCAGGTCAATGGCCATGTCCTGCCCGATGATCGGCGCCTCGGAAATCACCATGCTGACCTGTTCGGCTGTGTTGGTGATCTTGCTGCGGTTGAATGCCGGCATAGCGTTGTCAAAGCCAGCCAGTGCGCAGATCTGCCGGATGAACGGCTTGACCTGCGCCTCGAAGTCGTCCGCGTTCTGGTTCAGTGGTTCATAGGCTGCATCCAGATGGTCGTTGGTGCTGTCCGCACTGACGCAATGCACGTCCAGACCGCCGAAGTCTTCATACACCCGGGTGTGGAGCAGCTCCAACAGAGCCTGCCGGGCCGTCACAGGGATCTCGGTGGTGTAGGGGGTGATCTTGCCGCCCTCGCTGGTG